CGAAAGGCTGATACGGCGGCCCACCCGAAGGATTTTACCGTCCAGCAACTGGCTCCCGCAGAAGCCTTGTGGTTCTCCACCAACGAGCCCTCGTGGGCCACTGTCCCCGTGCCCATAGCAAATGCCCCAGGGACCGGAAAGCATAAGCAGCCTAGAATTTTCCACTGACAGCAATCTAGAACACTGCCCTTGCCCCTCAGCTTCCGGGCTTCACACGCGAATTTCCGCCAAACGTGGCCAGCAAACAAAAGAAATAAACAAGAAAACACGTTTCACACCCCGGAGTACGCAACGCAACCGTGGGTCAACACAGCATCCAGGCGGGCCTCCTGGCCCCAAAGCGGCTAAGGTGCGCAACGGCTGACGCAGAGTAGGCATGCTAAGCCCCACAGCCAAGGGGGAGCCCCAAATAGTCAGCTCCGTCTCAGGAGCAGCGCAGTAAACCAACCACCACAGTTGGGCGCCACCATCAACGGATCGCCAGTCTAACAACTACATTTCGGCAGCTGTAACAGACACCTGATTCGCGTGCCACCGGACACATACCGTGTTAGGACCCCCCGGCCGCGACCCCAGGCGAACCCAGGGAAGCACCACGGTAGGCCGATGACATACACTAGCCATAACAACCCTTACTGCTACCACGTCGCCTTCCTCCTGTGATCCGCGCGTTGCCACATCCGCTTCCCAACGCGCTACACACCCTTCCACACGAGACCAATACTAACACCAGTCCAGCCAAGATTCCACAAGGCCTGGTCTGGCCGAATACCAACTACGGCAGGTCGGGGCGAATTCCGGTGGTGGCAACACCGTCTCCAGGTGACACTGAAGCTCCGCCTCTATCATCAGTTGGTCTCCGGCCGCGATACTAAAAGCCCTACCAAACGACTCCCTGGTAGCATCGCTGACTGGTATTAATCGTGCTGGCTGGTCTAGGGACGCCCCCATCTCCAGGTAGTCCCTATAAAAATCGGCCGTCGGTACCCTAGCGCCGGCGGTTTGTTTGAGGAGCAGCGAACACCAGTGCTGGATGATAGGTAAACCCCTGGCCAACGAAAGCTCACAAAGAGCCACCCCTCTTAAGAAGGGTTTAACGAAAGCGGGCTGGCGAAGGTGAGCATGGTGAGCATGACCGTGCGACAAAACCTTCCTCCAATCCCTAACCATGGTCCACCGCCCATCCACACACACAGGTGCAGACTGCCCGAAACGTACCTCCTCAAGCACATCGACAGGTCGTTCCAGAACCATCTCATGGCCGGAACAGAAAAGGGCCCTCTCAGCGAACTCAGCTACCACACGAGGCGACTCGGAGCGGTTCAAGAAAACCAAGGCGTTATCACCATCGACCAAGGTGTCAAACTTGGACAGACCCATGCCCTCCAACACGGTTGTGACAACAGCGAGCATGGTTAGAGAGTTACCCCTGCCCGTATTTAAATCTCCACTAGCCCTACCCCCCTCGCGCGAGAACTTCGTCCCCAAAGAAGTGATACCCCGATTCTTCAGCTGTCCTGAAAGGAGCGATTGCAACCCCGCATCACCAGGGAAAGCAACACTGTATATCCTATGCTCATTTCTCAACTGCCAGACATCATTGTGTGCCTCAAAAGAAGACGCATCGACCTCAAACAAAC